ATGTATATTTCGATTAAAATTATAAAATACAGCATCACCAGTATTATTAAAGGTGGCGCAATATTCTTGATTAAAACTTTTTTCATCCATTGTAACCCGAGCAAGTTCAATTTCCTCTTTCATATCAGGCCTAACATCTTCAGCAGTAAACTGCCAAGACTTCCAAATACCTGTTTTATCTTCTTGACCTTTAACCCATAACTTATAAAAGTCATTGGTTATTCCTTTTGGTGTACTTATTACAAATACACTTGCTCTTCGTTGTGGATCTGAAGTCATAGGTAATATAACTTCTGTAAATGCATTTTGTTTAATAAAGGCAAATTCATCAAGTACAATAAATGTAGGTGATGGTGATATACCTCTTAAACTGTCTGGCCTATCAAACCCTTTTAAGGTAATCTTGGATCCATTAATAAATCTTATTTCCAAATCAATTTCTCTTGGATACCCATTTATATGATCTGGGTGCACAAGACTTTTTAATGTTTGCCAAATAGATTCTCTAATCATTGAAACAGTAGGTCCAATAATTAAAGCTCTTCTGTTTGGTTCTTCTAAACAATGGTTATATGCAGCAACGGCTGCCAAATATGATTTACCAACTCTTCTTCCAGATGCCATTACTTTAAACCTAGCAGGATCTATTAAAACTTCCTGTTGAAAGTCGAAAAGTTCTATTTTATGATTCATATTTATTTACTATATTTAGAATATATATCCAAAGATTTGTTATTATGCTCTCAGTTAGCTTGATCTAAAACTATTTGTTTTAATCTTTCAGCTCTTGGACCAACTTGTCTTGCCCATCGGCTATCCATCATTTCAACGGCAGCTTCAATCCACTGCTCATCATTAATGGCAGCTATAAATTTTTTAAATTTGCTTAATCTTGGAGCACCTAAATTAAAACACATATTAACAAGAACCACTTGGATATTATCAGGCTTATTAATTAAGTCTGGAAATACCTTTTGTGTTTCGCTAACAAATTTTTGTACATCAGTTTTAAATACTTCATTAACCCTATCTTCAGAAACTTTAGTTCCAACAGGCCAACCATATTCAGGATCCTTGTCAGTTATTAAATGACCTATACCAAAAGTGGCATAGCCTAAATGATCTTCATAAATTTCGTATTTAACACCTTCATCAATTTTTAATTGGTCTTTTAATTTATTTATTAAATTGTTATCCATCATTTTCTTTTATGTTGTTATATTTATTATCTTCAAAAGTTAATTTAAACTTAGGTAAGCCCTTCATGTGCTCTTTTCTAACTCTTACATTTAACATGCTATTCACACACCAAGAGGAATCCAATCGGGATAATTGTAAAAGAAGCTCAAAAAGTTTAGCCGTTGCTTTACTTGTAGAAGTAAACACAATGTCTTTATGACTTACCAGCTTATCTTTGATCGTATTTGATCCAAAATAAGTAGCTAATGCCGTTCCGTATTTACCGGTAAAACCAATATAATATGAACCGTCGGTATAGTATGTGATGTATACCTTATAAACTTTCTCAGTTAGTTTCGTCTTCATTATTTGCGCCTTGATCTATAACAGCTTCGCTATTCTTTAATTCTATAACGGGTTTAACCGTTGGTTCAGTTTTTTGCACTATTGTTAACACTGGCACGTTTGCCTGTTGCAATGAAGCCTGACCAACCGGTTGTTTTTGATACCCATATTCCAGTAGCTTTTCAGCTATTCGAACTCGTAAATTTTGTGACCTAAAATCATCCTTGCCTTTAAGCTTAGATAATTCTTTAACTAATATATTAATAGGATCTATACCTAATTTTTTTAATTTATCTATACTTGATTTATCTATGGTACTTTTTTCTACAGTGCTTTTAGGTGGCCTTCCAGCCCCTGGCCTAGCACCTCCTTTTCCAGCCATAATTATACCGCCTATCAAGTTAAAGTTATTTTCTATATATCGTTAATGAGCTATATGGTTTACTACCACATACATTAATGCTCTGTTGTCTGTAAGGTATAGAATTAGGTTTTTAACGCCTTTGGCATAAATTGGTCTTATAGCTTATTAGGCTTTATAGGCTTATATAACTTATTTATATATTTATTTATGGCTTATAAGGCTTATATAGGCCTTAGGCTTATATAAGCTTATATAAGCCTTAAGCTTTAGCGTTTTTCTGTAAGGCATAGAATTTGAATTAACCTTATATATTATAAGTTTCGTTCTCTTTTTATTTTAGCCTTATAAAGGTTTATTTTACCCTCTTTTGCTTTTCTTACCTTCATTTCAGATGGTTTTTCATATCTTTGCCTTTCTCGGTATGTTTTCATTATACCTAATTTGCTAGATTTGTTTTTCATTTTACGAAGTGCTTTTTCAAGGTTACCATCTTTAACAATAACTAAAAAATTACCTCGTTTTTGTGGTTTATTAATTATAACAATTACCTCCTCTCTAAATTATTAAATTTATTAATACACAGGATATAAAGCCTAGTCCAAACCAGGTTACCTCCTGTTTATTATTGGAACAAAACCAGTATATTTTTTCAATACCCTCTCCAATTTTTTCTAATGCTTGGTATATATATTTATCCATTTTTTCTCCTTTTATGCAAAGGCAAATTCAGATTGCAATATTTCACTGCTATCTAAATTGCCGCGTTGAATCATAGGTACCAAGTTTCCAGTTTCATTTAATATATGTTGAAGTGGATCTTGGTCTATAATATATTTAAATTGTTCTCTGATACATTTTTGCATATCAACCACATTACAAGCATGTGAGCCATAACTGTCATGTGCAGAAACTATATCAAAGTTACATTTATCAATTACAAGCATTAAATGTAATGAGTCCAAATTATGAATTGTATTAGGACTTATTCCAGCCTTAGCCTTACTAATATTTTGTACTGCTAATTCTGTTTTAATAATTAACTCTAATTGATTATCCCATTTATATGATTTATCTTGATTTTGTACATATAAACCATCATGAACAAATACAATACCTCGTTTATATTTGACATATTTTTGTGTAAATGGAAAATTGCTAATTAATGTTTTATGAGAATATTGTTTACCAGTATTCTTCATATATTTCTCGCAATTATCCTTAAACAACTGCATAGTTGCTGAAACCATAGGAAATTCTTGTTCAATTGTTAAATAAACAAGAGCACCTAAAGCCCTAGCCGCTGAATGTTGTTTATTACTCAAATATACATTATCTATATCTCTAGTATCCTGTATTATTTGTTCACCCATACCTTGCTTGGTTGCACTGTATCCATAAGTCATAACATTCCGTTTAACAATTTTACGCCATTCTTTAACGGTAAATTTAGACTTATCCCAATAAATGATGTCAGTTAATTTAAGTTCCTTTTTATATCTTCTCTGATACCATTTAATTAGCTTTTTATATAACTCAGATTTTTTATCATTATTTAATTCAGCAACTCTAAACCTATTTCTAAGTTTTTCTATACCTTTAAAATATAAATTATAATAATCTAAAGCTACATCATCTGCTTTTTCTGCTTCTTTATGCATTTTATCCACAACAGAAACTGCTACATGTGAATACATATCACCTGGTTTATTATCTGTTGTAGGTTTTACATTAACTAAATGTGCATGATTATCATCTTTAGCTAAACTAAATAACCATTGCAAACCATTATTAGATCCATCTCTGTAACAAATGGTATGTGAAATAAAATCTTCAACATTATTCATTGCTACAAAATGTTCATCCAATTTAGCTAATTCCATAACCGCTGATAAAAATTGAAATGGTTCTTCTGCTTCCATCCAACCTTTTGCATTATAGGGATCCTTACCCATTTTAACAAAGTTATAATATTCTTTTTCAACAAATTTAACTTTATCATTATGTGGTAATTTATCTTCACCAAACATATTAGCTATATGATGATATAATTGGTTTAATCCAGTAGAGCCAAGTGGTTTACCTTCAGCAAATGAAAGCATACCTTTAGCATTATCTGAATTAAGTTCATTTAAATAAGCCGATAACGGATATAATCTACCACGGTTATCTGCTTGATATTGTTGGTAAAAAACCTTTCCAACAAATGGTTTAGCCGCATTTAGAACTTGTTCGGCTTCTCTTTTCTTAGCCAATGCTCTTTCTCTTGATATTGTTTTAACTGAATTATGCTCAAAACAATCCTGATTAGTTTTTAATGCCCATTGATAAACATTAAACAATTCAGGTTTTACATAATAAGCTATTGATTGTTTTTTATTTACTGCATTTAATACAATAGGTGTATTATATTCATTAATTTGTGCTAATGTATCTTGATTAACATTTTTAATTAATCTAATTTCTTCACCATTGTCTATTTTTACTGTACCGAACTTCCAATCTGGAGCCCGGGACAATAAAGGTTTATAAGGATCTGAAACTTCAGAAAATTCTTTTACTAATTTTCTAAGATCATTTCTATTTTTACCTGCATAAACTTTATAAACAGTTTTAACTTTATTATGCTGATAATATTCTCTAATTAATTTTACAACCACCATAAATAAAGTGCTATATGAATTAATTATAAATATACCTAATTTTAATGATATTGATGATTTTTTATTTACATTATAATAAGCCAATATTCTATCACCAATAGCAATAGCTAATTGTGTTAAGTTTTGTCCTTCAGATACACCAGTTGCTATCATTGAATGTGATAATTGTATTGCAATATTAAAATCTATTTTATAATTATTAATTGCTGTTACAACATCTGGTTTTCTATTACTTGAAGTTTTATTTGACAATTTATCAAATAACATTTCCATTTGTGTTCTTATCTTTATTCCCACTGGACCTAGCGTTTCTAAAGTGTGCAATTGCTCGTTTAACATTTTGTTTCCTCCTGCTTATTCTTAATAATTCATTTTCAATTTTAATAATTTCTTGTCCATAAATTTCGGTCAATGCCTTCATAGCCTTTATTTGATCTTGAGCCTTAATTTTATCTTTAATTAAACGCTTTTGCTTTGTCAACAAAGACCTCAATTTACTTTCCCCTGTATTATCAACTATTAATTTTAGATGCGATTTTGTCATATTTTAAATCAATCTGATCAATTCCTTTATTTAAATGATCTATATCCTCCGTTATATTTTGGAAGCTTTTGTTGATAATAATTCCTATTTGTATTTGATCAAAAGCGATCCTCTTTAACTTTTTATCTAAATGTTGATTAAAGAAAAAGAGAACCACAATTGAAAAAACTAATACAAATAACAACCAAGTTGGTATTGCTATCATTAGTTCCTTTCCATAATAAATTGATAATCAGTTTCACCAGCTATTGGTGGTCTAAAATCTTTTATTATGTTTCCAGTTAGTTTATTTTGTGCTCTGTTTTTATTATCAATCCAGCTTTTAGTTTCCAATATATTATCAATAACTAAATTAGGATCTTCTAAATCAAAGCCCTTAACTCCAACATAATGAAATGCTTTGGTAATACGATGTTCATGCTTTTTAAAATAATCTTCATCATATCCACCAAATTTCCTAGGATTGTCATTAGGTTTCTGAGCTTTTCTTACATCAGAGCCTTTTATAAATTGCCAATCCCTGTCGTTGTTCATTTTATTTTGTAATGCTGGAATAGCTGTTACAACTTTACATCTTCCATAATGACCTGTTGTATGATTGAAATTATGTGTTGCAATCTGAGCCAAGTTTTTAAATATAGGATAACCTATACCTAATCCTTGAAAATCAGGAAGTACAACCACTCTTCCAATATTATAACAAGCTTTTAACTTTGGATGAGGAAAAGCATTTAAAGAGCCATAACCTACCAATGCATTATTCCAATAATACAAATAACAATGTGGTGTATTACTTGGAAGGTCTGCAGTTAAATAGTGATGCTTTTTAAATACGCCCCAAGCACTTTTGTCGGCTTTTCTAATTTCCAAAGTGATGTTTGGTCGCCTGGCTAACCTTTCCGTGCTTAAGACTCCAGTTTTGGTATCAAATATCCAATCCGGTCTTAACCACTCAATAACATCATAATGACAACCTACCAATACAATATTTTTTAAGCCTTTTCTATCAACATATTTTCTAATGCTATTAGATAATGCTTTGGCTACATTTCTATCAATTACAGAAGTATATTCATCTACCACTGCTCCGGATTGTAATGCTCTGGACATGTGTGCTCTAAATTTTTGCCCAGTTGATAATGTTTGATAAGGTTTAAGTTGATCAGGTATACTATTTAAAGCAACTGCTGATAGTTTTTCTGAAGCCTCATCATATGAATTAAAATGTGAAGCAATAGCTTTATTGGGATCCCAATCAAATTCCGCTTCTTTTAATCCTAATGATCTTAATATAGATGATTTACCACTACCACTAGGTCCAACTATTAAACCAATACCAAAGTCTTTTGGCATATCAAATTGTGGTACCTCAAATTCATTTTCACCTGTCCAAGCAAAGTCAGATGCTAATGATATTCTTTTTGTTATATCATCTTGTTCAACTTTAGATTTTAATATTACTTTATCCATTATTTTCCTCCTTTATATATTTGTGATTGACGTTCTAATATATTTGTTAATCCAAATATATTTTTTTGATCTGATGAAACAATTTCATTGATCAATTCAGCGGCCTTAAAAGCTACCTGAGCCGCTGTTGGTTCTTGTCCCATTTGATCAGATATTAAATGATTAGCTATTCTATTTTTAAATTTAGCATCTAATTTTGGAGCCTTAGGTTTACGAATCTTTTTCATTTCCTCTTTAAATAAAGACCGTTGTTCCATTATTGCTTCTATTCCATCATGCATTTATTATCCTATAATTGGTTTTGTTAATAATAAAAATACTAAACATGCTACAAATACAATATAATTATCCAACATAATTAGCAACTCCGTTTCCTAATATTACTATAATTATAGCAAATAATGTTAATTTCATATTTTCACTCATATTTATCCTCCATTATTAAGTGATTGTTGTACCTTTGCCAACCTATTATATAATTGATCAAAAAATGATAATTCATAATGAGTAACATCATAAAAATTATTAGGTAACAAAGTTAATTGTTTTGGATCATTACCTATTGTGTAAATAATATCCAAATGATATTCATAAGTGATCCAAGTCCGTCTAGGATTTTTTAAATCCACTAATTTAACAGATATTGGACCACTTAATTCCTCCGCCAGTTTATTATTAACATCAAGGAGCAATTTATCTTTATCAAAGATAGGCGGCGGTGGTGGTAATTCTTTTTGTTTGTTTTTCATTTTAATTATATCCGGTTTAAGCATAATTGTTCTTGTTTAATTGTAAAAGTATTATCATCATCAAATTGTTCTCCAATAAGATTTACTAATTCTGCAAATTCTTTAAGAGGCCTTTTTTCTCTTAAAGGATCTGCTTTTAAACCTTTTTGAACATGTTCAATTCTTCTATTATTTTTTTTAGTTATTTTCATTATTTATTTTTCCTCTTTGCTACTTTTTCCATTGTTTTATTAAATATAGTTAAAAACTCTTTTATATCAGTATCTGAAAATTTATCCATACTAACAGAATGTTTATTGGCAAGTTTTCTAACTTTTTTTATTATACCTGTACTCCAATTAATTGGCATTATTTACCCTCCATTATTTTAGTTTTTAATAATTGCTCAAATACAAAAGTTTTTGCATATTCAACTCTGTACTCTTTAAGATCAACCGTTAATTGATTTAAAGCAACTGTATGTGAAGCATTTCTAAATTTAGCATTTTTAGGTTCAATACCATCTTTAATAAAATCTTCATTAAGTTTATGTAAAGTGCCTATAGTTGAAATAGCATTCATTATATTAGAAATAAAATATAATTGTGTTTTTCTATTTTCTAAAACATCTTTTAATAACTTTTTTGGTTTTCCATATAACCAATATCCAGCATTTACAGATTCAAATCTTGGATATTTTTGATATAACATTTCAATTTCATCATCCACATTAATATCAAATCCACTTATTGGTTTATTCATATTATCCTCCTATTTATATTTATTTAACTTTTTTAACGTACCATCTTTTACTTGCTTCAAATAATACTGGAAAAACTTTAGCAATTTCTAAAGCCGTGTTTGTTACCAAGACTTTATAATGACGTGTTCTTTCCATTCTATTATTTTTAAAATCAACTTCTAATTTAGAAGCTAATTGATCATAATTAGTAAATTTGTGTCTAATTATATCAAATTTCTCATCCATTGGGTAAAATGAACTACTTAAAACAGTATCTTTTGCCTTTTGAATATTTTGTATTTGTATTTGCATAAAATTCTCCGTTGTTTCACATCTTAACCCTCATGGTTTTTTAGGCCATAAGGGTTAAAAATTTACTTTTTAGATCCTAGTCTTGGATTAATTAAAGATAAATAATTGATCATTTCTGCTCTTTTATTATCATAATCATCAACCATTTCGTAAACATAGTCTAATTTTTGTAGACCTTCTTCTAAAATAGCATACTTGGCTCTTTCCATAATTTTGTTCCAAGTTTTATATTTAGATTTAAATTCAGAAATATCTGAATGATACATTAAAAGAGCATCTGCAATAAGTTCTTTTGTAAAACCAAAAGTTGGTCTTATAATTATATACTCCATGTATGTTCCATTTTTTGCTAACTTAGTACTCATATTATCCTCCATTGTTAATTAAAATTAAAAACCGCTTAAATTTTAAAGAAGCAAATAATATGCCTATAAATAAGCGGTTATCAATTTTAAAAATGATCTATTTAGGATTATTGGATGGTTTTGATATCAACTTAGCCAATTAGATAAAAGTAAACCCTTGGCCAGGAATTTCTACTCGGTTGATATTCCAATAAGAATTTTTAGATCCCTATATACCGTCTCCGAAGGTATCCTGGTTAGCCCCATTTTATTGGTATTCCCGTTAGCCAGGTGGTTTTTTATGTTTTTTTGTTAGTAGAACCTTAACTAATAACCTATATAAACAATATAGACTATATATACAAATAAAAAAGCCTTTTGTTATAATAAAAAGCAATTAGTTTCCTTATTTACGTAGGCCGATAATTGTATACATTTTTTGTAGATAAATAAACACTAAGAAAATGGATATATTTTGGTTTTTTCTGCGACTGATTTGAAACTTCTGTAAGGTATAGATTTTGAAATCCTAATTCTATATCTTACAGAAAAATTAAAAATAAAACTTATCTATAAGCTTATATAGTTATATGAATATATTCCTATTTCTATACCTTACAGAGAATCTATCAACTAACTAAATTAATTAATCTATTTGTATAGCCAATATGTTTTATATCCTCCTAATATATTGGCTTTATAAATAGATTAATTATTTAACAGGAGGATAAAATGCGTGATGATTATCGTTGTGAAGAATGTAAAAACACAACTAAACCGGACCAATTTACATGTAATTGTTTGTGTATAAATTGTGGTCCTTGTGATGGAGAATGTCAATATGGCAAGAAAGTTCAAGACATTTGTGGAACGCCCAAAGCCGAAGAAAAGGGTTAGGGTACATAAAAAATCTAAAAACAAAGATGAAAAACGAATGTTTAAAAAATATAATAGACAAGGAAGAAGAGCAAAATAATATAATAAGGAGAAAATAATATGTTATTAAATAATGTAGATCTAAGTTGGGTTAAACTTGATCCTAAAAACCCTGATATGGGTTTTGATAAAAAATCACCTCAGTTTTCATGTACTGTAAAAACTGCAGATAAAGTTAGTGCTGAGGCTTGGAAAAAAGCTGGTATAAATGTAAAACCAGCAGAAGAAAATGGTGGTGTTGTTTACACGGCTGCATTAAAAAAGAAAATTTATGCGGATGCTGATGGTAAATATAACACGGCTCCACCGCCTGTTGTTGATAAATCACTACAGCCTATACTTGACACAAGTACTATTGGAAATGGATCCAAAGGTAATGTCCAAGTTAAATTCAAACCTTATGAATATATGGGTAAAAAAGGTATATCAACTCAATTGTTAGCCTTACAAATTACTGAACTTGTAGAATATCAAAATGCAGATAAATTAGAATTTGCTGCAATTGATACTGATAAAGACGTAATTTAATTAGTTAGCATTTATTTCGGCTGGGCTTAACGGCCCAGCTAAATCTATGCCTTACAGAATAGGAATTATGTTAGATAAAATGTTTAAATTACACACATTCAATATTGATAAAAAGTGGTTAGACCTTATTAAATCTGGTGAAAAGAAATCTGAAATTAGAAGATATTATTTACCATTGGAAGGTAAAAAAGTTGGCTTAATAAATAATGATACTGATAAAGTAGAATTAATTATTACTATTGGTTTGGTATTAGATTTAAAATCATTAGATGAAGATGATTTAGAATTAATATTTGAAGAAGCTAAAATTGATGAGGAATTTAGAAAATATTATCCTTGTAATTATTTATATACAATTAAAAAAGTTGAAACAGTACATTAATTATGAAAACAATTATATTAACATTATGGTTTATGAGTGGTGGTTCAGTAGATATACCAATGGAAGTAAAACCTGGTGAATTTTGTGATGATGCTTATATGAAAGTTATAAAGTGGAAAGAAAATACAAATTATAAACCAGGAAGTTATGATATATGGGGTTATTATACTTATAATGATAAGCCTATATTTGCTCATACATGTATGGAAACAGATAAAAAAACTTATTTTTATTATAATGAAGGAGAATAATATGATTATAGGAATTGCAGGATATAAAGGTGCAGGAAAAGATACAATAGCAAATGTATTACAAACCAGTTTTGGATTTGAAAAAATGTCATTTGCACAACCAATTAAAGACTTAATACATTATACATTTGGTATAGACAAAGCTATATTATCTGGTGATAATGGTGAAAGAATATTTAGAGAAGAGCCCATGCCTGATTGGTTTTATTTATCTCCAAGAGATATGATGCAAAAAATTGGTATGTCATTTAGAGATCAATTACACAAAGATATATGGGTTAAAGTTTTAGAAAAGGATATTAAAAGTACAAAAAGAAATATTGTTATACCTGATGTTAGATTTAAAAATGAATTAGATATGGTTAATAAATATGGTTTTTGTGTTGGTGTTCATAGACCTGGGTATAATGGAGATGATCATAGATCTGAACATGGTTTAGATAATGTTGAATTTTCTAAAGTTTTTAAAAATGATAATTCACAAGAAATGCTTTATGCACAAGTTTATAATTACTTTAAGGATAAATTAAAATATGAAAATAATATATGATATTGAAACAAACGGTTTATTAGATACAGTTAGCAATATTTGGATAGCTGTTACTAAAAATATAGAAACAAATGAAATAGTTACATTTAGTGATTATGATCCAGATAGCAAACCGTTAAATGAATTAATACCATATTTAAATAAAGCAAAAGTACTTATTGGACATAATATTATTGCTTATGATAATGTTGTGTTACATAAATTATTAAATTGGAAATCTAATAACATTAAATTTATAGATACAATGTTATTATCTCAAATGAATAATTATAGAAGAGAGGGAAAGCATTCATTAGGTAATTTTGGTAAATTATTAAATGATGCTAAAGGTGATTTTAAAGAGTTTGATAAATATTCAGAAGCAATGAAAGTTTATGCAATCCAAGATGTAAACTTGAACCACAAAGTTTATAATTATGTTGTTAAAGAAGCACATGAACTTATAGCAAATAGACCTACTTATAAAAGAGCATTACAAACTGAACATGCTATTGCTGAATTATGTTCTGAACAAGTTAAAAATAAATGGAAGTTTAATTTATCATTAGCTAAAAAGCATTATGAATATTTAACTTCTGAAATGAAAAAAATTGAAGATAAGGTTAATCCAACTTTAAAACCTAGAAAAGTTATGATTGATAAAGAGCCTAAAACAGCTAAATATTTACAAGATGGTAGATTTAGTTCTGTTAGTGCAAGAATGTTATCACAATTTTTAGGTGAAGAAATTAAACAAACTGATACTGATAAATGGAACCCTAATGATACATTTCAAAGATATGAAATGATTGAAGCCGATCTTGGTAATATGGAACAAGTTAGGGGTATGTTATTAGATAGTGGTTGGAAACCTACACAATTCACACCAAAAGGTGAACCAAAAATAACAGAAGATAGTATACATACTATTGAGGGTGATTTAGGTAAAGAAATATTACATTATTATAGTTTAAGAAGTAGACATTCAGTTTTAAAAGGTTGGATTGAACTTGCTGAAGAAAATAATGGACGTGTTTATGTTGAAGCATTTAATGTGGGAACACCAACATTTAGACAAAGACATTCTAAAATAGTAAATGTACCTAATGTTAATTCATTTTTTGGAAAAGAAATGAGAGAATTATTTA